GTTAGTGCCTGTGCAACAGATTTTGTCTCGCCTAATCCTGATGCACTTGCTTTCGCCGCCATTTCAAGAACTTGCATTGCTTCCTTACCTCTCAAACCTGCTGAAGTTACGGTGAATAAAGCATCTGCGAGAGCTCCAGGTGCTTGAGCAGTTGCGCCTGCTATCTTCATAACCTCTCCCCTCATACCCTGCAACTCACTTGTGCTAATACCTACAAGCGTATTAATTTTTGTCATTGACTCATCAAACGCTAATGCCATTCTCGAAGCGGCAGTTGCAAGCCCTGCAAGTGGCAAAGTAACTCCAAGAGTTAAATTTTTTCCAAAGGTTTTGAATTTTTGAGAAACTTGATTTAAGCCTTTAGTGACTCCTTTAGCATCTATCCGTACTGGTATAATAAAACTCGCCATGATTTTTTAAAACAAATATAATAATTATTTAAGTTCCTTAAATTTCTTGTTCTCTTGTAACCACTCAATGTCTGCTTTCATTTTTTCAAATTCCTCTTTTGTAGATTTTGGTGGCCTATATACATTGATTTTATCTTGTGGCAATTGAAATAAATCTTTAGGTTTTTTAGCTTGACTTTTTTTGCTGATATTCATATTGTAAATCATGCAAGCTATATATCTTGTCTGCTCCCATTGTAAATTATTTTTAATATGAAAACTTTCTGAAATTAAATAGTTTTCTTGAAAAGTATTAATCCAAAAATCTTTTGGATGAATCCCTATTTGTCCGATATAATAGTCTTTTATTGTTGACCAGTTGTAGTCTTCTTCGGTAGATTTTTTTTTTGATCTCTTTCAATTCCAGCATTTAATTTATTGCCTAAAATTTTAGATTGCATCATTGAATTAATAAGGTTGTTAATATCATCTTGAGTTAAATCTTCAAGCCAATTCCCTACATCGTAAACATCATAATCTATTTCATTTTTGTTTTCACGATCATAAGCAAGCATACCGCAATATACTATTCCCCTAATACCTGAAATAGCCATTTTATTGCTGAAAGCTTCGCCTAACTCTTGTAATGAGATATTTAAATGATCCGTTAACTCTGCCCAAAAATTCATACTGAAATGGAGGGTTCTTGCTTTCCCCCCCAAGTCAATAGAATAGTAACCTCTTTCCTTATTCATTAATCAAATCTATAAAAAAGATTTGATAATATGAAATATAAAAATATAGATTATCTAGTTGCAGTAGTAACCGCTCCAGTTCCTACAAAAGAACCTGAATAAGTCACAGGACTTTCTGCTTCTGAACTGTACTCTAAACTAGAGAAAAATCCATCAACCGTATAATACTTATCACCTGAAGTAGCTGTTCCGAAACTAGCTTTCACTTTAACTCTGCCATTAGATGGTCCTACTATATGGTCGACAAAATTGTCAACATTAAAAGAATCATCGTATGCCACCACACCGTCAAATGAAATTTCAACCGATCTTACGCCTGCTATTATTTCAGAATAACCACCACTATCTTTGGAGGTTGATTCAGGAGTGTCCATTGAAAAACTTATTGACGCAGAAGTTGAGTGCCCTACAGTTGTAAAGTTTGCGCCATCATCTGTAGATATTTGAAACAAAATTTTAGTTCCGTTAAAAACGCCTGTTGTTGCCATAATTTGTTAATTTATATTTGTTAAATAATAATCAAATATAAATAAGAAAAAGTAAAAAAAAATTTACTCTTTAACTTCTAAAGTAATTGATCGAGGTGTGATTTGATCTGCAATCTGATTTGATATATTTGTTTTGTAATCATTAACCTTATCTTCACCAATAGTAGTGGTAACCCACTCTGTAACTTTCTCATTATTCAAATCAGCAAAAGGAACAAAATCACTTATTTCTTCTGTATTTAAAACTTGTGTTCCGTAAATACCAGCTGTATAAAAATTACCTTGATCATCTTTTTTAGAAGAGGTGCCTGTATAAGTCCAATGCACGTTATAAACTACATCTGTATTATCATCTTTAGTTGGGTAGCAATCTACAGTTCTGCAATTCCAAGAGTAAGTATTAGTATCTCCAGCCATAATTTTTTAATTTAATTTATACAAATATAGTAATTTTTTAAATTTCTTTTTCTAGTTCTTTAACCCTAGCTTCTAGTTCTTGTATTGCTCCTACTAATAAAGGAACTAATTTACTTTGGTCTATTCCTTGATAATCAGGTACTTGTCTTGTACCCATTACAGCTTCACTTTCTAAAACCTCTTCAGACCATTCTTCTTTAGCTTCAGTTACAAGAATTTCTTCAGTATATGCTTCTTTACCTTCTACAATTACATTTCCTTCATCATCTAATTCTTCTTCAATAGCAGGATGTTCTATAGTTTCATAAACTGCATCTTCAGCAGGATGAACTACTGTCTTATATTTAGCAGGAGTAATTTCATACTCTTCATCTTGCATTGCATCCTTTTCTCCAGTTATAGCTTCAGGTACTATGTCTTGTACTTCGTGTGCTAAAAATCCATCTACTGTTTTGTCTGCATCTGCTATAAAATTAAATCTACTAGGTTTTAATTGACTTACTCTATCTAAAGCATCTGTCATAGAAACTACATTTTCTTTTAATCTATAATCTGACGATGTTACATAGTTTGTTGAAGAACCTGATATTGTTATATTTCCTACATTCTGCAATAGTCCTGAAGATTCATTATAAAATCTTTGTAAATATGTGGTTGAAGTTGAGTTTGCTCTTAAATATATTTGAGCGTAACCACTTTGAGGAGCAAGAGTCATTCCATAATCAATAACAGAACTACCGCTAATTGGGGCGATTTCAACATCCCCCCCACTTGTGATGCGCATACGTTCTGATGGGTCAGAATCTGTTACTACATCTCTTGTACCAAATACTATAGCACCTTTTGTGTTTGAACTACCACTTGTTGTTGTATAACCTATATAAGCAGGTATTGCATTACCAGCATTATAACCAAAACCAATTAAATTGTTTTGACCATTATTACCTTCATAACCGATTTGCAACGTCATATCGTTTTTAGTAACTCCAGTAATACCAGTTCTTTTTATTGTTGTCAAACCAGTTGATGAAATACGCAAACGTTCTGTGTTATTAGTAGCAATACGAAAATCAGCATCTTCAAATAACCACAATTGCCCATAAGTACCATTATATCCAATTCTAAATCCATCTGCACTACCAGTTCCAGTTGATGCATCTTGAAAACCTATTTGAGTATTAGAAGATGAATACAGGTTTAAAGTAGTATTCATTGTTGAAGTACCCAGCCCCAAATTTCCTGACGAATCTAGTCGCATATGTTCATTCCCTGCAAAATCTCTAAACTTATGATTTGCAGCATCATATAAATTGTTTCCTGCTCCAGCGTGGTCAATAAATAAACTACCTGCAACACCTTCTGCCCTAAATACATTTTCTCCTGCAGTAGTCGTACTAACTGATAGTGTTCCTACTGGCGAAGAAACTCCAATTCCTACGTTTGAACCATTGAAATAAGAAGCACCATTACCTCTTAATTCTACAGTTTGTGAACCTGAAGAAAATAACTGTACGTATCCTTCATCTGCATCTCTTGTAATTTTTACTGCATCATTTCCATCATCACTTTCACGTACTATAATTCTTCCACCTTTCATTGTTAAATCACCACTAGAATCCAGTCGCATTGCCTCACTTCCACCTATTCTCCATCTATGTATATTAGATAATGATGCGTGTGTACCACCAAACAAAGAATAGTTTGCACCAACGTTTGTGGCATTACCACCTGAAATAGTTATCACAGAATCATTAACAGATTTTCTTATACTATCAGTTGAACCTGATAATATAGTACCTGCAAAAGTTGCGCTCGTTGTGCCATCTAAAACTAACATTGATGTATAGTCAGCTTTCATAAAATTAAAAACATTGGCGCTACCTGCTTGAAAATAAATTTCATTATTTGTACTTCTTAAAGAAATACTTGGAGTATTTACCGCGGGTAAAGTTGCGGTTGTTAATAGTATATTGTCTAAAGTAACATCTCCTGCAAAAGTTGAGTTTCCGTCAGAGCCTATTGTAAGTCTAGCACCTTGTGCTATAGTATCAGTACCACTATTATCTTGTGTAAAGAATTTTATGTTTGTTGGATAATAATTTGACGTTCCAGTATCCCAATTTGCAGAAGCATCAAATAATATTTTTGCACCTTGATATGGAGGAGAACCTCCTGAATCAGAACCCTCTGCACTTATTACACCAATACCATCACCACTAACAATAGATACATCTGAATGCCACAAAGATAAATCAGCAGGTACATTATTACCACCTGCACTTTTAATTGCAACATCTCCTGCAAAAGTTGAGTTTCCTGAACTGTCAATCTCTAATCTTGTTGCATCATTTACTCTAATAGACATTTTATTAGTACCGTGACCATAATATATTTGACCTACATTATTATCACTTGGATCAGCAAAATTTATAAATGATTCTCCTGTATCAGAGGTTGATTTAATTCTAACTTCTGCACTTGTATTGTTTACAGTAAGTTTCCCATTAACGACATTTATATCATCACCTGAACTAATTTCTCCTGCAAAAGTTGCATCGCCATCAGATGCTAGTGTAATTGCGTTTACAGAACCACCATCAGTTTGTATCGTCATATTTGAGTCGGCAACTATTCCTGAACCACTAAAAGTGAAATTTCCAACATCAAGTGAGCCTGCAAAAGTTGAGTTTCCTGATGTATCAATGGTAAGTCTATTATTTGTTCCTAAAGTTGCATTATCAGAAATAACAAACTTATTACTATCACTTCTATCAATACCCATAGACATTGTGTTTCCATCTGTTTGGAATACAATAAATGGGTCATCAGCTAAACTTGAGCCAATTTGTAAAGAAGTAGGATTTGATGCTTTATTTATTGTTACATCACCTGCAAAAGTTGCGTTTCCACCTGCTAAAACAGTTAATGAATTATTTATTATCATATCTACAAAAGCACTTGTTCCTCTATTATATCCTTGTATAAATACATTCCCGCTACCTGATGAATAACCTGCTTCAAAACCTTGATTTGCATCATCACCAACTCTAAAATCGCCACCTTGCACATCTAAATTAAATCCACTTATAGGACTACTAACTCCTATAGATACTGAACCTCCAAAACTTCCAGTTCCTGCAAAAGTTGCGTTACCAGTTGTATGCTCAAGTGTTATAGCATCAATAACACCTTCTTGTGTAATAAAGAATTTACCATTTGATGCTGAACTTAATCTCCAAGTTTTACCAGTTGAAGAAGTTGTGTTTGCAAGATGTAGCAAAGGTGCAGTACTTGTTAAGGTTACATTTCCTGCAAAAGTTGCGTTTTGAGATGTGTCTATTGTAATGGCAGTAGTGCCACCTGTTTTTAATAAAAAGGAAGCTGCATAATCACTACCTAATATTAGTTGGTCATTAGATAAATTAAGTCCAAAACTTGCAAGTACACTTGTATTAGTAGCGTTCTCAATATTAAACATATTTTGTAACCCTGCTATGTTAGATAATTTTGCATTTACACTTCCTGCAAAAGTTGAGTTTCCAGAACTGTCTATAGCTAAAGAAGTAGTTTGACCACCTCCATCATTTTCTAATTGTATAAATTGAAAACCTCCTTTAGTAGTAGCATCTGCACCCCTACTCCAAAACCTTGAATTTCCAAGATAATAATCCATTATTAAAGCTGAAGTTCCACTTGCAGGTGCATCTATATTCCCTGTAGCAAAAAAACCTTTTGTGGATGTAACTTTTTGTGCTTGTGTATCACCTGCAAAAGTTGCGTTTTGACTTTCATCTAATGTTAAAGCTAAAGTCGCACCAGTATAAACTCCAAACTTACCTGAAGTATAAGCCACCATATCATTTTCATCACCAAATGCAGGCACTATTGATTCAGAAGAACCAATATAATTTAAACTACCAGTACCGTGTTTAAATCTTATGTAAGCACTTCCTGCATTTTCAGCAGTAAAAAAAGTACCACTTCTAACTGACCCTCCAAAAGTTGCGTTTTGAGATGTGTCTAATGTAAGAGCTGTAGTATTATTTGTTTTTAACTCAATAGGTAAATTAGAAATTGAATTAATTTCAAAAATACT